CATAGGCACCGCAGTCGTTTACAACAGCTTCGCAAAACTTTATGACATTGCGAAGTTGAATTTTACTAAGATGGCTGTAGCCTTCCACCAGTTGTGCGTCTTTGCCTTCCACCACACGCTCAAACTCTGTGAGCTTGCGTTTCCAGTTGTCTGTAATTTGGCTAATCATTTGCGGTGCAATATTTAGGCCACGCATGATTGTAACAGGCTTGAAGTCAGCAGTCATTTTGGCACCGCTCAACATAAACTCGTCAAACAAGCCTTCTAGTTCGCCGTTGCACTCTGCTGCCTTTTCGCGCAGTCGGTCTTGAATGGTAATTCGTGGTGTGGCATCTTCTACTACTGCTTCGGGCGCAACTTCATTCTGCTTGCTGTCCAGGATTTCTCGCAGTTGGTTTTCCAATTTGAGTTGTTCTGTGTCTAACAGTTCTAGTCCCACCATACTCATGCGGCACAGCCAGCCTGTGGTCAGTCGAATTGCTGAATCTGGAATGCCACGGAGCAAACGCACATCTGCTTTACGGTCATGTGTTTCCAGGTAGTTTACAATCATGTCACGGGCATCTTTTTTACCGTAAAAGTAATTGTACCAGGAGAATGCTTCACTTAACCTGGTTTTTCTGTATTCAGTGGGCTGGACTTGCCAGGTGGGCTCCCCGCCCAGAATATTGGTGTCGGCACTGCGAGGGTTTAGCAGTTTGATTTTGAATGTGGTGCTCATATATGTCCTTACTTATTTTACAGGTAAATCTCGGCAGAGTTCAAACAATTGCGTGGCACGTTTGAGTTTAAAGTTTTTGTGGTTGTACATGTACTTTCTCTTGCGCTCTGCAATGTCCAGGGCCTCCATCAGACGCCATTTGGTGTCAAAGTCTGACTGCATCAAAATACGATTCATGTCCACAATGTCCAGGCTGTATTCCACCCATTTTTCTGTAGCTTGTATACGATCATAAGGAACCACTGCTTTGGACTTGTTGGCAGTAGAATACTTTGCAACAAATTTTGCTGCCTTTTGCATACAGACTCCTGTAGTGAACAAGTGTATATTATAGCAGATTTTGATTATTTGATCAAGTCAGCAGAAAGTAGTACAAAAGAGAGATCTGATTCCCTGCGGAAGGAGATCCAGAATGGGCGGTTGGCGCGGCCGTTGTTTTTGCCAAAGTAAGCATGCCAATCGTTAGTGGGCATGTAGCCTTGGCCTCCTAGTTTGGCCTTGCATACTTGTTCAAAAGATGTGCCTTCCCCCAGCCATGAATCACATCGCACAGCAATCACATGTCCGTGCTGTTTGTATTGGCGGAATCTACGGTCCAGTTTAACTACTTTCATACCCAAAGTATAACAGGTTGTGAATTATTGGTCAACCGGCCCATAAATATATGTTATGCCACGTCTAAGTTTATACCGCCCAAATCGCACACGAGACTACCAATTTTTGGATCGTACTATCTCAGAAATGTACACCGTGGGTGGCATGGATGTGTATGTGCACAAATTTATGGGCCCACAAACTGGTGGCGAGGACTCAGCTTTTAGCGGCAATTTTGATGCTACTCAGCCCATTTACGATGAGCTTAGTCCAATGAACATTCAAGACTTGCTGTTGTTGGAAAATCGTGACAGAATCTATGCACCTGATGTCTACATCATGCGCGGCGTGTACAATCATCAAGACATTGATTTTGACTTAACACAATTTGGTTTGTTTTTGAACAATGATACGCTGTTTATTACGTTTCACTTCAATGACATGATAGACACATTTGGGCGAAAACTCATGACAGGTGATGTGCTTGAATTGCCCAACCTTAAAGATTTTTATCCTTTGAATCCAAACTTGCCACGTGTATTACCACGATACTACGTGGTGCAAGATGCTGATTTTGCCACAGAAGGCATGAGCCAAACTTGGTTACCACATACCTGGCGTGTCAAGGCCACGCCCATGACTGATGCGCAAGAGTACAACACCATTACCGACAAACCATTTGTGGCTGAATACATTTGGGATCCAGGTGATTTTTACCCCACAGGATCAGTTGTTAATTCTGGCGATGTGTATTATCAAGCCATAAGAAACGTTCCTGCTGGCTCAGAAATTACAGATACAACTTTTTGGAGAGAGTACACTCCCAACACCATTAGCGATGTACAAGGTACTAGAACCAAAGATACTGAGCTAAACGATGCTATATTAACACAGGCCGATGCCGAAGTGCCACTGTCAGGCTACGACATTGACAAGTTTTATATTGTGCCCACGCAAGATGGTCAACCAGCCAATCCTGATTCACTGTCAGCAGATCAAACTGTCACCGTGGATGGCTCACAAGGTGGGGAATCTGTAACCCCCAAAGATCTTGGCTACGTCATGGGTTACCTGGTTGGTGATGGCATGGCACCAAATGGGCTACCAGTTACCCCAGGTGTGAGTTTTCCGCTCAATCCAGTCAGTGGTGACTATTGCTTGCGCTTGGACTACAAACCAAATCGATTGTTTAGATTTAACGGCGCTCGCTGGATCAAGATTGAAGACAAAGTCAGAACTGATCTCAACAATGGCCCATTAAATAAGACCTTGCGTTCAGGTTTTGTAAATAACACTGACACCGTTCAAACCACTGATCTAGGACGTATTCCTAGTCGTCAAAGTCTTAGCGAAATTCTCAAACCACGAGCCGACAATGGTGATGACGGCGGGTTCAAATAAAGAGAGCGTAAATGCAACAGTTTTTTTACGACGAACAAATACGTCGATTCCTATTACAATTCACTAGAATCTTTTCAGGATTCCAAATTGAATACGGCAACGAGACCGATGGAGTAAACAATGCTGCCTTGTTGCGAGTTCCCATTAGATATGGTGATGCTAGCCGCAATGCACAGACCATATTGCAAGATAACTCACGCAACAGCTTGCCTTCAACTCCGTTGATGACGTTTTATATCACTGGCTTAGATTATGATCGTCCTAGAATGCAAGAGCCTTACTTTGTGAGCAAGATTGCTGTGCGGCAGCGAACGTACGAGCCCAGCACTGACACATACGAGACCACACAGGGCAATGCATTTACTATTGAACGATTGATGCCTGTACCTTACAAACTTACTTTAAGTTTGGATATTTGGACATCAAACACCAATCAAAAACTTCAGCTGATTGAACAAATCGTAACGTTGTTTAATCCGTCATTAGAAGTACAAAGCACTGACAACTACATTGACTGGACCAGTTTGACTGTGGTAGAACTTGAAAGCACTCAGTGGACTTCAAGGACTATTCCCGTAAATACAGAAAATCCCATTGATGTATGTACTATGCGATTTACATTACCAATTTGGATCAGCCCACCTGCCAAGGTCAAGAAACTGGGTGTGATTGAACGTATTATTGCCAGTGTTTATGATGCACAGGGCGATGCGGCCAATGCTATCCTAGACAACGACTTGTTGTTGGGCACAAGACAAGTGATTACTCCTTACAACTATCAGGTTGTATTGATTGGTAACAAGATACAAATCTTACGTGATCCAGCCATTGTTGATCAACCCAACTCTAGCTTAACACCTCCGGATCTGGTGAGTGACAGCAACTTGCTTTGGCCTGCTGTGATTGGGGTATATGGTGTGCTACGACCAGGGGTTAGTCAGATTAGGCTGATTCAGCCTGATGACACTGAAGTAATTGGAACCATTGCACTAGATCCCAATGATGATCGTTTTGTGTTGTATGACGTAGACATCGATACTGTGCCACAAAATACGTTGGATCCTGTGGATGCTGTGGTCAATCCATTGTTGAGTGGCCCGTTGAACGGCCTTGACAGTGCGTTAGATGGTCAACGCTATTTGCTTACTGAAGGTACTGGATCTCTTGGCAATGTAGGCCCAGCTGAAGCCTGGATTGGGGCCAATGGTCGACCACTAATTGCCAATACCAATGACATCATTGAGTACCAAAACGGCTACTGGCGAGTTAAATTTGATGCCAGCACACAAGCTAGCATTCAATATGTCACAAACATAACTACTGGTGTACAATATTTGTGGACTGGTGAATCATGGATCAAAAGTTATCAAGGCCTGTATCCTGGAGGCCAATGGAGTTTGGTACTGTAAGAGCTGTGGGTGTTTGGTTCAGGGCCAGCGACACTGGTCGTTACTTGTACCTTTTGCGCAACGACACCAAACATCCTGGTGCCTGGGGCCTGCCCGGAGGCAAAGTAGAAGCAGGCGAAACCTTGCTGGGTGGCATGGAGCGCGAATGCACTGAGGAACTGGGATTTTTCCCCGAGTATCTTAGGTTAGTTCCATTAGAAAAATTTACCAGCGCAGACGGGCAATTTGAATACAACACATGGGTATGTGCTATACTTCATGAATTCCGCCCAGAACTCAATCACGAACATCTAGGCTATGCATGGATTGATGCTGGCACATGGCCCAAGCCCATGCACCCAGGATTGTGGAACACTGTGAACATTGAAGCAGTGCAGGGCAAGATTGAAACCGTTGAACGGTATCTTGCCACTGGCACTGACAATTAAGCTTGGCTTTCTTGGAAGCTGAGCTGAATTTCTCCCACTGGATTTGACACCGTTGACAGTGCAGTGATCTGCACTGCCAACACTTCAGGTCCGTTAGGATAAGTTCCTGTGCCAGGCACAGTACTGGTACCAATTTGTTTGACTGAGCTCAAATCCAACACACCTTGGTTTGTGGCACTAACTGGAATAGCAAACAGTCGTTCACCACCAGTAATA